CGCATCATCTCCACAGCGGGGGTAGATAACACTATCATCATCCCCTTGCCGAGCTACGTCCACTCCGAGAAGCATAACAGCGTTAGAAGTACTTTCCAGTTCCCGCTTCATGCAAGCGTCTACGTCATCGTTCGAAATAAACTGAGCGCTAGAAGCTGAAGGAAACACTCCCTTAACACGCACCTTAACGATATCACTATCTTCGCCGTAATCCTCTATCATCTCTGTTGCAAGAGCTTTATTCGTAATCTTTACACTACGACTGTCAATACTTCTAACTATAAAACGGTGCTTATACTCACCAACACAATTTTCAAAAAATCTTCCACTATTCCTAGTTGGGTTCCCAAAGTCAAATACCATCGGCTCACCATCAGTCAACCCTCCTTCGCGCACTTGAAAAATTTTCTCAGGAATACCACTAGCTTCGTCAAACAAATAAAAAGAAGTAGAACTTACACTATGCTGGCCGGCAAAAGCTTCTGAGTTCTCTTCCCGGCAAGTCTGAGCATTACAGCACCACTCATCACCTTTTTTCTTATGCTTCAGCGACATAGAGCCACGGCCAGTGTTATAGTCAAACCAATGCTCTGTAACAGACCGATTATGCCATTTGCCTACCTGCATCCAAGTCTTCGCTTTAAGCTGGTCAGCCGTAACCGCTGTCACTGTCCCCTGGCACAAAGGCCGAGTATCCATCAAGAATTTAATCAACCAAGCCGATAAAGCAGACTTGCCTATACCGTGGCCACTGGCTGTCGAAAAACGTATAGGCTTCACCGGCTGTTTCCCGTTGAATCCTCTTTGTTTAATCTCTTCTCCTAGTTGGTCTAAGAACTCACAAGCCCAAACGTCAGGACCATATTTACTTTTAAAACGGTCTTGATACTCCGGCGCTAATTCTACCACCTGTATCGTAGCATCAGAAGTCCAAGGATATGAATACATTACGTGGCCTAGAGGGTCAGCATAAAAGCCGGCCATATCTCTAGCTATCATTTCATCAGGGTTCTTCATCCTCTTTTTCACTCCCATCGGTGATTGCTAATCTTTTTCGCCCTTCCGTAATTAAGTCAATAAGATTAAAGTCACCTTCAATTTTAACTCTATCGGTAAACATTCCTTGAATCTTCGCTAAACTATCGAGTGCCGCCTTTTTATCTTTTGCGTCTACTGGCGCAAGAGAACCAAGTCCTTCAACCTCGCACTCTTCAATTAATATCCCACTGCCTTCATCATATAAGATATCCCCAGGCAACGGAGCGAAAGCTAGCTTTGCAAGTTCCTTTACAATATTTTCTTGTGTTATATTAAATTTAGTAATTATCTTTTTTCTATCTCGTTCTAATGCTTTCAAGCGTTTGTTTACTTCTTTTCGAACCTGAAACTTACCCCAAAACTGAGTAGACGTTTTATCAGACATACCGGCACTTCTAAACGCTTCTGCCTTATTAAAGTTATTCGAAAAGTAGAAATCTATCACTGACATTTGCCGGGGGGTAAGCTGGCGAACACGAGTGCCATAAGGAGGCTCAGGACCAGAACGGTCAATAATAGTGTTTGTCCCCCTTTTTCCCCCGGGTTTCTGCTTACCCTTCTCTTTCACAAGTTTAGCGATAGTATCTTTGGCCACTAAGATTCCTTTATTTTATGTCCCTGCACCCTCCGAGGATAGGTGCAGGGACTGACTACTAGCGGGGGAGGAGGCCGCTTTGTAGCCGTTTTTAATTGAGGGATATTCTCCTATTTTGGAGTATTATATCAAAGATTGCGCACAATGTCAAGCATTCTTCCTTGTTTTTATAAAGTACTAATGATAGCGTATACTGTCGGCGGATTGTTTTTTTCTGCGCAATATGTCTACCCGTAACTATTAACTTATACGCAACCAACTCTTAACTTATTAGCAATAACAGAAAAATAGAATACCTTATATAAATATCATTATTTGTATTATTACTTTAAAATACGTTGCACATATCAACCATGTAAGGGGGTTTGGCGGCCCGGTCCCCGCCCCAGAAGTCGCCTCTGCCGAACCAATCCTCCAACAATCTCCGAAATGAATATCCAATCCTCCAACAATCTCCGAAATGAATATCCAATCCTCCAACAATCTCCGAAATGGATACCTGATTATCTTATTAACCTGTTGACCTGCGGCTGGCTGTTGACCTGCGGCTGGCTGTTGACCTGCGGCTGGCTGTTGACCTGCGGCTGGCTGCTGACCTATTGAATAAAGAGTTTATATTTCCCCAATAAAAGACTTGACAAGTGGGTAAGGGGAGAGTACTATCTTTACAGGTTAACAATACTCTAACAAACGGGGGACAAAATGAAAAAACTAGGGAAAACAGTAGTGTTCTATTTACCAACAGCGGACAACAACGGAGAAGAATTATCGGGAGAAAATGCAAAAATAAAAAATAAACTGTTAAAAACGTTTGAGGGTGTAACGGAATATGGCAGCGCAAGGGGAATCTGGAAAGATGGCAACGGTCCCGACGCTAAAATATACCATGACGACTTGACCTTAATTGAAGTGTCGGGAGATAAAACATTTGAGGAAATTGAAGCTTTAGCAATTCAAATTAGGGAAACTCTACGCCAGAAGGCGTTGTACTTCAAAATTGACGGTGCAGCCTATTTAGCTTAAAAAACAACCTTATTGGCCATTTAATCGGGGGAAATAAGACAATGTTAAATGATTTCCAGAAAGAACAGCGCAAAGAAATAGCAAAGTTGTTTAGTTGTCATCCAAATGATTTATGTGGGACATTCAAGGACAATCTATTTGACATAGAACACCACGGCGGATATACTATTAATTGGGAAGATTGGTCCGACGAGGAATTGCTGTCCGAAATTAACTAAAATTGTATCAAAAGAATATGAAAACACAATTACTTGGATTAACTCAAATTAGGAGAAAATACCATGTATAAACTACATGATTATGGAGAACACGACGGAAAAGACAGATTTTACCTATACGAAAACGAAAAAGGAAAACAAGTCAAATATTTCTCCCATGATTGCTTGTGCTATTCAGACTATGGGGGAGCGTATGATATTGGAAAAGCAAATTGCCGGACACTAAAGAAAGACTTTCCAGAATACCACACTGGCTTTTCTAATGAATATGAAGATTATGAAGATATGCCAAAGTGTGTAATTAAACAAACTGCATATGGTGAGCTAGGATTCATGCAAGAATCTGAAGAATGGGAAGAAATAAAAGAAGCTTTAGAAAACTATCCCTTATTAGGCGACGAAGAGCATACCACACTACAATATGAGGAAGAACAAGAAGCCGCCGAATTTTGGATTAAACATAATTTTAAAACAAATAATGAAGATTTTGAAGATATATGGGATATGCTAACAATCGAAAAACAGCTGGAATATTTCTTTGACACCGTTTCCGATTTAGAAATATATTCAGAATGGGAAGGAACAAGCGTATATTTCCCAGGCGTAGACGACGAAGATTTTACCCTAGCAATCGAAAATAAAGTATTATTTGAGCATAATCCTTTGACCTTCGAAGGTAGCACCAAATATAGGGAATATTTGGAATTACATGGCCAAGGGGTACTCTTTAGTAAGTATGATTGGCTTCTGCCAATTCTCCCCCACCGCCAGTAGTAGATTTCCATAAAGGAGGAATAAAGACAATGCAAAATCTAACTACACCGCAAAAACATCAATTAAAGGTAGCAAAAAATACTCTCAAAATGTCTGAAATCGGAGCAAGTATTATGGGAGGGCCAAACCACAAGGAAGCAAAAAAAATTATTTTCAACCTAACAGGAAAAAGAATAAAATAAAACTTGACAAATATTTAAAATCAGTTTATAATGTGTTTTCCTTAATCGGGAGTATGCTTTATGACACTACTTGTGGGAGAATGTGTTATAGATTTAGTAACAGGAAACTATTACACCATCGAAGAAATCAAAGGAGAAAAATATAAAATAAAACAAGATTTAAAAGGAATGAAAAATACCCAAATTAGACAAAGAGATGAAATAAAATCTGTAAATCATTTACAAGGAGAAAACAAAAGAGTGTACAAACCTCAGGAGGGTAAAGAAAATGGAATACCTTAGTCAGATAATAGCGTTTGAACAAGGAGAATTAGACGAAGATGGAGTAATTGAACTATTTCAAAGATTAGTAGATAACGGCATGGCATGGGCTTTACAAGGGCATTATGGGAGAACGGCCATATCTTTAATCGAAGCAGGACTAATCACAAAGAGGTAAAATTATGAGCTATAAAATAATCCGTTTTTACCGTAATCCTGACAGGAAAAGGACAATCGAATCAGGACTAACACTAGAACAAGCCCAATTCTTGATTTCCTTCTCTTTAAGTTCTAGCACTTGTACCGAAGATGAAGAAGATGAAAATAACCCAGATGGACATCAAAAAGCAGAAGCCTGGTTTGATGGATACGAGGAGGAGTATTAAAATCATGTATACCCGACGACATTTTGAAGACGTTGCCGAAATTTTCAGAATTGAAAGTGCCAAATTGGACAAAGCAGAAGAAGATAAAGACCCTTTCGCTTTAGGTAGAAAATATCAAATAGAAGTACTAATCCGTAAATTTAAAGACACATTTAAACAAAGAAATCCTAATTTCAATCCTGAAACTTTCCAAAAATGGATTGATAAACGCCACAATAGCTAATAGGAGAAATCATGTTTAACCCTTGGCAAAAACTAGCATTAAAGTTTTATTGGGGAGGAGAAAAGAACCAATATAAAAGTATTGAAGAAATTCAAGGGGATGGGCTACTCCTCTTTCTAATGCACGAATTAGGGGACGAAAACATGAGTAATGGTTCTCAGCTTGATCTTATGACAGCAAGACAAAGAATTGCTACCGCTATATCCAATTTACAAGAAGTCCTTGACA